AATGTAATTCCTGATGAATTAACAATTGAAATACCAAATAAAGAACCTATAGAATTACCTTATGAAGAACCAAATGTAAATATAATCGATGAATACATTATTATTAAAAAAGAAATTGAAGAACCAATTGTCAATGATTATATAAAAGTTGAAAAACCTGATATTCAAATAAATTGGTATGGAATTGATTTAATATATTGTTGTCCAAAAAATAAATTCAAAAATTATAAAAAAGAATATGATATCTATCAACTCTTAATTGCTATAGATATTATTCATACAAATTCATTTAATATATTAGAAATAGAAAGAGATATTCAATCATTTAAAATTTATTTAATTGAAGAAATTAATAAAAGTAATTATGACACAAAGAAAAAAAATAAAATTATCAAAAATTTAAAAGAAAATATAATTACAGATGAATTATTAGAATTTATTTGTAATCATTTTGGCATTAATATTATTTATAATAATGATGAAATAAATTCAAAACTATATATTAATAATATAAATTATTGTTTATTAAAATGTAAATATATTTTTATTAATAATTCATTAGCGTGTTATACTACATTTGATAATAGTATTCAATATGGAAATATACAATTTAAAAATGCTATTAAAAAATTTTTATCTGATTTAATTAATGTTAAAACTAAATTAGATACTTTAAGATATTATTATAAAATTTTATCTAAAGGAATTTTAAATGAAGAAAATGAAAATATAGAAAAAACAATTAATATGAAAAATAAAAAAAAATACATTGATAAATGTATTGAAATTATACATTTATTATAATATTTATTCCTTTTTCATTTCTTTTCGTTGTCTAACATTTTCTTCCCAAACTTCATCCATTGTGTCTTTATTCTTTTTATAATTTTTCATTAATTCATTTAATGCAGGTTCGGCATCTTCTTGATTTTCAACATCATAAGGATTTGGATCCCAAGGTAACCAAAATCCTACTTGTCCAACAAATACATTAAAATATTTATCTTTCTTTTGTAATTTTTTAGCACGAGATTGTGCTTCTTCTAATGTATGATAAACACCTCTACATTTTAGACCTCTCATTGAACAAGCATTTTTATTTTCATCCGCAAATACTTTGGAATAATGTTCTTTTTTATGAATATTAAATTCATCATAAAATTCATTCATTGATTTTTTATTATTAATAAAATTCCATAAATCAAATTTACTTTGTAATTCTGCTAATTGATTATTTAGATTTTTAATATCTTTTACAGCAATTGTAATGTTTTCATTTTCACTTTCATTAATAAATGTATCAGGCATTGTTTTACGAATATTTTGTAATAATTCATATGAACTTTGATGATTTACATTCCATTGTTCATATAATCCTAAAAATTCTTTACGAAATTGTTCTAATAAAAATAATTCTCTCTTTTCTATCATATTTTCAGGTGATAAAAAAGATAGACAAACATAATTTTGTCCAGTAATTGGTTTATCAACATCCAAAAAATCTTCTACAATTTCTTTTTGATTAGACATTTTTATAATAAACATTATGTTAATGTTTCTAAATTAAAAAAAATTAATTAAATTCTAAATTTGTTTTACAATCAAATAATACAAAAAAATCATTTAATATTTCTAATAATTCAATAATTTGTTTCATTCTATTATCTGTTTCTATATCATCTATTTCTATATCATCTTTTAATTCTGATAAATCAAATAGAATGTCACTATATTTACCTAAATAATAACATACAAAATCAATTATATGTCTAAATAATACTCCTTCTGTTTTTTCTTTAATAATAAAATATTTTAAAGAATTTGTGTATATATTTAAATTAGTAACATCAATGAATTCTTTCTTTGACATTATTTCATTTATTTTAGATTTATGTAATAAATATATATTATTGAATTCGTATCCATATATACAAAATAAAATTATTGTTTTTTTTAATTGAAATAATTCTATTTCAAAATTATTTTCAAAATTTTCAATAATTTTATATTTATTTTCACATTCAAATAATTGGTATCTATTTTTTTCTATAAAATCTTTATTCTCTAAAATATATAAAAACCCTCTTTGATTAAATTCCATTTTAATTAAAATAATTAAATTTATTTTAATTAAATTATTTATTAATTAATTAATTTTTATGATCCACATGATAAACAATCAGGATTGTCTCTACGACAAATTAATTCTTCAATTACTTCTTCTTCTTTTACACTTTGTTCTCGTGACATTTCAAAATTAATTGGACTATTGATACCAATTATTTGTGTATTTTCTACAATACTATTTTCAATATTCTTTTTACTTTTTCTTTTTTTCTCAATTGTTGGGTCAATTGTAAATGAAATTGCTTTTGCTTTTGGACGAATTCTTAAATAATATTGACAAGTTTTTAATCCCCTTTCCCAACTATATAAATAAGCACTACTTAATTTACTAATTGTTGGTTCTTCCATATAAACATTAAAACTTTGTGATTGATCGATATATGCTCCTCTATCTGCTGAATAATCAATCATTAAACGATGTTTAAATTCCCAAACATTTTTAAATAAATGTCTTTCAGGAAAGTTTTCTATCCATTGAACACTACCTTCATTCGCAATAATCATATCTTGATTTTCTTTTGTCCATAAACCATATTTCATTAAACTTTTTACTAATCTTTTATTGAGTAATTTAAATTCGCCACTATCAGTTCTACGAACAAATATATTACTTGTTTGTGGTTCCATACATTCACTAAATCCCATTATCTGTGATGTTGAAGCAGTCGGCATTAAAGCGATTAATAAAGAATGATAAACACCAAATTGTTTAATATCTTTTCTTAATTGTTCCCAATTACATAATCCATCAACACCTGTTGGTTTTACTCCCCATAAATCAAATTGTAATTTACCATTATATAATGGTGAATTTTCATAAGAACTATATACACCATATTTTTGTGCCATTAAACAACTTTTTTCTAAAGCACAATAATATAAATATTCAAAAAGTTTTTTATGAAAGATTTTTGTATCAGTTTCTTCCCAACTTAGTTTCATTTCTTGGAATAAATCACTTAAACCTTGAACTCCAATACCAATAGGACGATGTTTTTGATTACTTAGTTTACATTTTGGTGTTGGATATAGATTTACATCAATTACTCTCGAAAGATTTTCAACTATTTTATGAACAACTTTTCTTAATAATTGATAATCAAATTTTCTATTTTCATTTAAATAATTTGGTAAACAAATACTTGCTAAATTACAAACCGCTGTTTCATCTTTATTTGTATATTGAATAATTTCAGCACATAAATTACTACTTTGAATTGTTCCTAAATGTGAATGATTACTTTTATGATTACAATGATCTTTAAATAATAAATAAGGTCCTCCTGTTTCAATACAACTACTCAAAATCTTTTTCCATAAATCTTGTGCGTTTATTTGTTTTTTAAATTTACCCTGTTGTTCATAACGAATATAAAGTTCTTCAAATTCAATTCCGTGAGTTGTATTTAAATTTTTACATTCATCAGGACACATTAAACTCCACATTTCATTATTTTTCACTCTTTTCATAAATAAATCAGGTATCCAAAGAGCATAAAATAAATCTCGTGCTCTTAATTGTTCTGAACCTCTCGCCTTTTTAAGTTCTAAAAACTCTTCAATGTCTAAATGCCAAGGTTCTAAATATATCGCAAATGAACCTTTTCGTTTACCGCCTCCATTATGGACGATACCTTGTTCTAACATATAATTATGAACTACTTCCATTTGTAAATCATAAACTAATCCTTTATAATATTTCATTTCCATTTTTTTAATTCTTGATAATACATATGTCTCATTTAATTTCTCAATCTTTAAAAATTTAAAAAAATTATTTTCATTAAATTCAATATCTAATAATTCACAAATTTTTTTTGTCTTTGGTATTCTTAATGTATAACTAATTTTTCTATTTGTTATATATCCTCTTTTTGTATAATGTGTTTGTCCTATTCTATTACGAATAGAACAACTAATTAACAATCCCATTTTTAAACAAATAAATTTAACATTATCTACTAAATTTTTACTTGTTGTATCAAATACAATTTCATTTGTTATACATCCATCTGTTTCAATTAAACCTTTAAGAATATATTTACATTTATCAATTGGTAAATTTACATATTTTGAATGAATTTTTTTCATTCCATTTTTATCATAAATATCACTATGTCTAAATGGTAAAATAGTTGATTTATTCCAACGAATATTAATTGTATTTTCATTTTTTTCTGTAATATGATATTGAATACATCTATTATCAAAATATTCTTTTACTTTATTAAAAACATTCACTTTACTATATTTATTTAATGTAATACTTCCATAATTCTCATCAAATGTCTTTTTATTCATATGTCCATCTCCCAAAATAACTCCATAAATAAAACAATCATCGGCACTAATATTTTCAAAATCAACATTATATGTTGGAACACGATAAACTATAAAATCATCAATATTACAATTTTTCGCTTCTACATATTCAAATTTTATTAAATCATTCTCTAATCTTTTACGAATTACATTATAATTAACTGAATTTTTACTTTGATTTTTTAATACATAAATTGGATGTTCTGGTGTAATTCTTAATGTATCAATTGAATGCATCGTATTAATATAAAGCATATCACCTTTATAATCAAATTCTAATACATTTTTAATAATTTCAGTATCACCATTACTATTATAAATTTTTGTAATTTCTGATACACATTCATTTATTTGTTTTGGTCCCTCATTTGTATAAATAATTGTTTCTGGAACAACACATTGATCACAATATTGTGCTGTTTCATTAAATACTTTTAACATAGGCACTAAACCATTTGAAATTCCATTTGTTCCACGAATTTTACTATTTTTTGCTCTAATGTTATGTGATGTTAATCCAATTCCACCAGCATCTTTACTAATTAAAGCACATTCTTTTAATGTATTATAAATTCCATCAATACTATCATCTTCCATTTGAATTAAAAAACAACTACTTAATTGAGGACGAATTGTTCCACT